TTTGTAATTAAATCAGTTGAATCTATTCCGTTTTTCTTTGCGTATCTAGTATAATTACTATCAAAAATAGATTGTGCTACTTTAGTATCTAGTTTTTTAGTATCTGACAATGCCATAAATGGTGTATTTATATTTACTGAACCATCATCTCTTTGTTCAAATGCAGATTGTAAAGACATTGCATATATATTTTCTTTATTATTAGAATCTATTTTAGTTCCATAGGTAGTTTTTATTTTTTTTAAATTGTTAAGTATAAATTGTCTATTGGGTCCAAGCATACTTTCTATGCTTTCTTGTGTTACCACTTGACCACCATTTAATGTAACTTGTGCAAGTCCGGGATCTTCTAATAAAGCTACTAATTTAGATGTATCTCTTGCCTGTGTGTAATTTGCAATGCCTGACTTCGGTCTTATGTTTTTATTGTATTTATTAAAAAACTTAAATGTTGTTTCTGCACGTTTTTTGATTTTTTGTTTTAATATATTTTTTTGTACATCAGTACTATTAGTTTGGTCAATATATGCATTAACTATATCTAATTCATTTTGGTCAGTCTTTTTATTTTGAGATGAATCTATAATTATTCTAGTATTAAATTCTTCTTCTTTGTCAGCTAATGAATCTTGATTCATCTGATTTAATTTTCTGTTATAAGATTCAGCTACTCTTATAGCTTTTCTATCTTTTAATAATTGAAACTCTACATCTAGTACACTTCTATAATCTTTATCGTATTCATCTAATATTGCTTTAGATATTCCATCTACTTGTAATTCAAAAGCTTCTGGACTAGAACCACTTGATATAGAGGATTCCATTGCAGATGTTACGATAGAATCTAATTGATTTAAATTGTCTCTTTTTAATCTGTCATAAAAAACAGTTTCATATGTATCTCTTGCTGTTTGACCTTTTAAATAATCTGGTACTTCAGGTGCTTTATAAATAGTTATGTTTTGTTTTGTTCCTCCAACATCTATTTCTACGCTATCTTCTACATATGGTATTGTTTCTGCTACTTTCTGTCCTCTTATAAGTCCTTCTTTTTTTAATCTTTTTAATTCAGTAGAAGAAATCCTGTCCATTATATTATCAAATGTTCTAGCTGTATCACTTAATTGATTTGCTGCGGAAGTAAAACCAGCTCCACGATTAACACCAATAGTATTTGTATATATATTTTGTTGTTGATCTTTTTTTAAAGCCATTATCCTATCTCTTTCAATAATGATTTAGTTGCTAGTCCTGTGCTAACTGCTGTACCAAACATATCAGCTGTTGGATCTACTGCTTGTTTTGCCAATTCTGATTCTTGAGCCATCTGGCTATTGTATAATCTTTTTTCAAATCCACTTAATCCAATGTAATCTAAGTCTCTTTTGAGTACATTTCTATCTGCTGATAATATTGCATCTGTTGAACCAGACTGTAAAGTACGTCCCATGCTTGATTGCAAAGCTAATTTTTTATTGTAGTTATCTACGTAATCTCTTTTTCTTTTGTTTGTTGCTGCTTTTTCTTCTATAAATGCTGATTTTTCTTCTGATTTATATCTTTGTTTTTGTGCTTCAAACTTAGCTTTTTGCATATCAGATGAAGCTTTTTGATTGTACATTGACATAACTCCAGAACCAACAGTAAGTCCTACGCTTGCAGCAGTCATCAAACTTTGAGTAGTAATAGCAGAAGCTGTCAATCCGCTACCTACCAAAGCTGTAGCTGATGCTCCATAAGCAGCATAACCAGAACCTAACGAAGCTGCGGCTGTTATCGTTACTGGATCACACATTAATAATATACCTCCGATGTAATGCCTAATATTCTAAGTGGCAATGGTACAGATTGAGTTATCTCAATATCTGGTTCATTATCATATCCTAAAAAATGCACGTCTTTTTTACCTGTATAACTATCTACAACACCTAAATTGTTAATGTTTGCTGTATTGTTTAATAGTACATCATTACCATTTAGTTTGACATTATAGCTATTATTTAACTCAATTGTAGCTTTAGCAATCTTTCTAGGATATGAAGTTAAAGATGCACTTCCACCTGATGTTCTTATTTGTGGCTCAACAGGTAATGTTTTTATTTCTAATGTAGAAGATAATCCAATATCTATAGCAGATGCTGGTATATCAAATACTGCTACGCCACCTGATGTAACTGTTGCACTACCATAATAGTAAACGTCTGAACCCTCACTCGATCCCGCAGTTGCATGAACAACCTTGCCACGCATATCTGGTGTGCTATTTAATCCTGTAAATGTTCTGCTAGTTACAAACTGTAATGCTACGCCATCTGATTGTGATACAGCAGAATCAATAGCTATTGCATACTCATTGCTATTACCTGTAGCTGTTACGCTTTGTATTGTATGTACTGTGCCTGTACCTGCAAATTGAAATGTTTCGCCTATATTAGGCGCTGCTGTCGTGCCATCAATAATAAATGTTGAGGAGCTACTAACTGTTCCATTGGTTAGTGGAGAACCATGCGGTTGGTAACTCCCAGATATTGTTTTTGTTACTGTCATGTCTGTAGGTATATCGAACACAGACGTCGCAAACTGTTCTAAATAATACACATCGGCACTATTTATTGTTCTTTTTACGGCTATATAAATAAAATCTGTAGTTGTTGTTATAGATTCTATAACGCCATCAGTTTCCCAGAGAAACCATCCTAATATTTGCTGTATTCTTTGTGATGAATAAATAGCTAATGTGCCATCTGTATTGACTAAAAAATATAATTGTTCAGGTTTATTACCTAATGATGTAATTTTAGCACTATCTATTGGACTATTAATTAGATGTGCTGCTTCAATACTAATAGCTCCAGATGAAAATTCTTCTAATGATGAGCTAAATAAATACTCTCTTACTGTTTTTCCATTGTTTTGCACAAATACTGTAGCTCCATCAAACAATCTGGGTACTGCTTTTCTTTGAGTACCTAAGCTAGATTGCCTTACCATTTGTATATCTGATGGTGTAACTGGTTTACCTACTGGTGGTTTTAAATAAAACTCTGCTGTATTAGTTAATACTTCTAGTACTTTGCCTGATATTAAATGCCTTATCTCGTTAATTTCGTTAGAAGCAATTTGTATTTGTATTGAATCTGCATCTGCACCCTCACCTAAATCAAAGTTAAAAAAGTCTCCTATTTTAGAACCTGCTACTAAATCAGGTAAATTAGTAACCCCAGCTAAATAAAGTCTTTGTTCATGAAATGCTATTGCTTTTGGGAAACCATGTACATCAGATATAACCTGCTCTTTCCAATCTCTGGTGGGAGCGTGTGATTGTATTACTACTCTAGCACCACCACCATCTACAGATTCTGTAGCGTTTGTTATGCCTCCAGCAGTATATTCATAATGATCGTCATCTATTACAGTTATAGTTTTTGCTCCATTTAAACTTCCACTACTTATACCAGCACCATCAACATCAAATATATCTTCACAACCTGATATGGTTACAGATGCTCCTGTAGTTAATCCATGTGCTACTTGTGTAACCTTTATCGTTTTCGTTCCTTGTTGTGTTGCTAATGGATCTGCATCTAATTCTATTTCTAAATTATCTTTAAGAGTTACAGTTATTGTTGTAGCGTTTGTATAAGCTGTAATAGTAGCTTCTGTTCCTGAAATTTCTAAAGTAGTTCCTACATAACTAGATGTAAAATACGATGCACTCGATGTTACTGTTTTTCCAGTACCTGCTGTAAAACTATTACAATCTAGAGTTACACTAGAATCTGCAAATTTATAATAAGGTTGAAATATTCTGTCACCATTTACACTTGTATCAAATGCAAATGTACTTTTGGCAAATGATGTAGCTCCTGTTCTTTTTATTAAAGTAGGCATAAATGTTTCATGTACAATAATCATTGTATCGCCCTGTTGTGTAAAATTTAATTCAAATAAATTAGATGTAGCCCAAGGGCAACTTGTTATTGTTTGTAATAATGTCCCATTTGTTGAGTAAATTTTTAATGCGGTGTTTTGAAATGCAAATATATACTCTTGTGAACCACTAAATATAAAAGATTCTAGCCTTGTATTAGCTCCTAAGTCGGCTCTAAATACTGTTCCCGGTCTACGTTCAACGTGTCCTTGATTACTAACTAAAACATTTCTAGCTTTTTTTAAAGATGAACCATAACTTTTTAAATCATTACGTGAAATAAGATTTGGATCTACTTCACCTCGATTAAAATTAGATTGATGTACTCTAGTTATTGGCATCTATGACTGAACTGTAGCTTTGACTGTCGTTGCTCCAGTATTTCTCCTATTTCTAAATCTATCTGTATCAACCTTACGTGATGTTTGAGCTTGTGAATCTTGCGATTTTGCTTGTGCCATCGCTATCACTGCTCTGTTTTGATAAAGTTGAGATAAGCTATCATTCCTTGCTATTGCTCCAGCAAATAAAGATGCTAGTTCAAATATCAAAGCTTGCGTAAAATATGGGGGAAAGTCTGCTTCATTCGGTCTAAAGGTATAGTCAGCCACTACAACATCTGTAGATGTTGCATCACAATATACATCATTTTCATATCGGTCATATGTAATAACGCTATCAGATATTGTTACTGTATTAATCATCAAAGCATCAGCAGGCAATGGATATTTAGCATCATATCTTGCTGTAGGTTCTGCTGTATCTCTTGATAGTTGTTGTTGTTTTGCAGCGAATCTCCATCTACATCTGGTCAATAAATTCTTTAATGTAGATTCATAAAGTTGATTTGCTACTTTTGATTCTGTGTTGTTGTCATTGAAAGACGTAATAGTGTTAGCACTAACGAGTACTAAAGCCCTACTACATATATCAAATTTGCTATCTGTCATAACTAAGTGGGGCTAGTAAATGAGAAACTAGCCCCTAGAACGCTATGTTCCGTTTGTTGTTGTTACAGTCGCAGCACCACTTGCACTTGACACAATTAACACATCTACAGTTGCAGTACCACCTGTGGCACCTACAGCTAAGATTACGTCAAATTGTTTTAAGTCAGCGGTTGAGTTATTAAAATAACCCGAACCTGCAATAGTACTAACTGCATCAGTACTCTTATAAACAAAGAGATTCTGATCGCCTGCCCCAGCTATCTTTTTAAGATTTGTTGCATCTAAAGCCATTATAAACCTCCTTATTCAGTTATTTGACATTCAATAGCACCATCGTTGTCAATCATGACAGCTCCTGCACTAAAGTATGAAGTTATTAAATTACTTACTTTTTCTGGTACATAG